GGTTCTAAAAAGCACGAATTTAAGCGTGAAAAGGGTCACAAAACTGGTGATGAAGATGGACACTATAAGGACTACGAAGGTAAATTCGGTGGTAACAAAGGTGACAAATCTAAAACACACAAAGGTTTAGACTATGAAGGAGAAATGGAAGAAGCAGCTCACACATTAGGAAACGGTTCAAGAAATGACGCAAAGAAAAAGTCATTACCTAAAATGAAAGTTAAAACTAATGAAAGTGAAATGAAATCAGAAGTTGAATCTTTAAGAGCTAAGAATGAAGAATATCGTAAGGCTTTGAACATTTTCAGAGAGAAGTTAAACGAAGTAGCGGTCTTCAATTCAAATTTAGCTTACGCAACTCGTTTGTTTACAGAGCACACTACTACTAAACAAGAAAAAATAAACATCCTAAGACGTTTCGATTCTGTTGAAACATTGAAGGAATCAAAGACTTTGTATAAGACTTTAAAAGAAGAATTCGAATCTAAGGAGTCTACTTCTATCAACGAATCAGTTGAGTCTAAAGTAGCTAAAACTCCATCAAGAGGAGCTTCTACAAATCTTATCGAGTCAAAAACTTATGAGAATCCACAATTCTTAAGAATGAAGGATTTGATGAATAAATTAAAATAAACTAAAAACTAAATAAAAACTAAAATGGGAGCATTATTAGAAAGCGGTCTTGTTGGTAACATCGGCATGAAGCATTTGAAAGTTATCAAAGAAGACACAATCAACAAATGGGACAAATTAGGTTTCTTAGAAGGTTTGAAAGGTCACTTAAGAGAGAACGTTGCTCAGTTATATGAAAACCAAGCATCTCACTTAATCAACGAAGCATCGTCTTCTGACAGTTCAGGTTCATTCGAAACTGTAGTTTTCCCTATCGTGAGAAGAGTATTCTCTAAATTATTAGCTAACGACATCGTGTCTGTACAAGCTATGAACTTACCTATCGGTAAATTATTCTACTTCGTACCTAGAATTCAGGGTTACGATACAAATAACACACACTACGCACCATTGGGAGCACCAAACGGTCCTTCTAGTCAAGGAGCTGGTTATCCACCTGCATCAAATGCTTATCAAAAGAACTTGTATGACTTGTTCTACGAAGGTAACGAAGCAGCATTAGACCCTCCAGGGTTGTTTGACTACTCTAAAGGTCAATTCTCTGCGGTTACTATGTTGGCTACAACTGTAGATTGGAATTCAAGTAACGCGTTAGTTCCAACAGCATACCCAAGTGGTACATACAGAAAAGTATTACTTTCATTGTCTGGTTTCTCTATGGCAGGTGCTGGTAAATTAATGGGTCCTGACGGACAAACAGTTGATAGTGAGACATTCTTGTCTGACTTAAGAGTATTTGGTGTTAGTACTAACGCTACAACTTCAGGTGTTACTGCAGCTAACCCATACTTATTCAGAGTTGTTACTCAGAAATATGGTAAGGGTATCGTTGAGTACGGTGCTGAAACTCCAACAACGTTTGGTTCAACTAACACAGCTAACGGTGGTTCATACTATGATATCTGTGACGCTGCTGGTGTTATCTACTTGGAAATTGACTTATCAGTTCCTTGTTCAATCACTGCAAATTCAATCGACGGATACTCAGGTTCAACATTCGCTTCTACAGTAGATTTAGGTAATGCATTACAAGCACAATACAGAATCTACAAAGAGTTAGAATTCGAAGATGAAATCGGTGAAGTTTCTTTCGACCTTGAGTCAGTTACTGTTTCTGTAACAGAAAGAAAATTAAGAGCACAATGGTCTCCTGAATTGGCACAAGACGTTTCTGCATTCCACAACATCGACGCTGAAGCTGAATTAACAGCTTTATTGTCTGAGCAAGTTGCAGCAGAAATTGACCGTGAAATCTTAAGAGATTTGAGAAAAGGTGCGGCTTGGAACCTTCGTTGGGATTACAACGGATGGAAGAGACTCGCTTCTACAGGTACTACTCCTTACACTCAGAAGGACTGGAACCAAACATTGATTACTGCAATCAATCAGTTGTCAGCTCAAATCCACAAATCAACTTTGAGAGGTGGTGCTAACTGGATTGTTGTATCTTCAGAAGTATCTGCTATTTTCGATGACTTGGAGTACTTCCACGTTTCTAACGCGGCTCCTGACCAGGACCAGTACAACATGGGTATCGAGAGAGTTGGTACATTGTCAGGAAGATACCAAGTGTATCGTGACCCTTACTTCCCAGCTAACCAAGTGTTGATTGGACACAAAGGTACTAGCTTGTTGGATACAGGTTACATCTACGCTCCATATGTACCTCTTCAGTTGACTCCAACTATGTATAACCCATTCAACTTCACTCCTATCAAGGGTATCATGACTAGATACGCTAAGAAGATGGTTAACAACCGTTTCTATGGTAGAATCACAG